CAGACACTCAGGGAGTGGATGAGAACGGAAACCCGATAACCATCGTAGGTAAGAGTATCTACATTCACGGAACAGATATTGAACTGACAACTATTTATGCCCGTATGCAGTTCACTGCTAACCCTGATGGGCGTACTATTGTGGCATCGTTCAAGACATATCTTAACCATGATAGATTCCTTGCAGATGATGAACTCAATACAACGGTGCATTCGTTGAATTTCGATTTTGTTATCCTTGAAACAGAGGTGCAATCTTTAGAGGTTGCTTTGAATTATTCGGTTGCTAAGTTCATCGACTTAGGATATTCAGCACAGATTATTTAACTTTACATTATGGCAAAGGAGTTTAAAGTAAAATATGCAACCCGTGTTAAGTTGCAACGGGCAATACAACAACAGATTCAACAAAAGGGATTAGTAGATACTTATGCTCTAAAAGATTCTGTGCGTGTTTCTTCAACAACAGGCGACCTTAACCAACTTTATGTTACGGTAAACGCTATCTATTATTATATGTTCTTAGATAAAGGTGCAGACCTTTGGAATGGCGGTGTGATTGAACCTTTTGATATTACACGTGACGCTTTAGCCTCACCGCTTGGGCTTCAATTTCAACAAGAGTGTGTTGATGCTTACGTTAATTGGATGGTTGCTAATTACCCGCTTTTGGATGTGGGTAGAATCTCAGTAAGCAAATTGAAAGTAAATATTAAATACAACCTTTACGGTGACCCTGACGGACGTTGGAATGGAACTTTTGACTTTTAAAGTTTAAGTTCATAACGCATACTTAGAAAATTAAAAACCATTATTAAAGGCAGATCGGTTACTTGGTCTGCCTTTGTTAAATCACCTTGGCACAAGTCGTAAATCAACCTTTCCCACGACCACTTGTTAAGACGCTGTTCTTCCTGTTCAGCTTTCCTGTCTTCCTCGTCCATTTCGCCGTCTTCTTCTATTTCTGGGTTAAATAGATTTTCATAGGCTTTCATAAACTCATCCCTAAACTTTAAGTATTCTGTCACAATTCCGTAAATATTCGTGACAGGCAATTCAGTAAATAAGTGTTCACGTTCAGACGGATTAAACTTGTACGGCTCTAAAAGACGGTTGCTAAATTCATCTTCTTTAAACCTCCTAAACAATACCCCGCAGATTTTAGTTAGATTGGTTACATAGTTGTCAGCAAAGAATGTTTCTAAGTCTATAAACTCACCAAGCGTTAATTCATTTAGTTCCTTCTTAACTAACCCTTCTACTTTTATTCGTCCGTTAGGCTCACGACCTATCCACTTTATTTTAGTGATAAAGTCGTTAAGTTCGTCTGCTGTTAGGTCTTCTAATTCGTCAGCATCCGTATCGGAAAGAATCGCAATTACTTCTAGGTTGTATAAAAAAAGAGAACCGAAGTCCTCTTCCTTTAAACTCCTAAGTTCAACGAATTGGTCAACCGTTACTTCCGTCCAGTTCTTCGGTAGTTTGAGATTCATTGTTTAGTTTTTCGGCTGTGTTGTTTAGTTCTTTAAGTATCTCGTAAACGTAAGGCACGGCAATTTCTGCCTTAAGTCCTTTGAATATTTTCTGTTTATGTTTCAAGTGTGCATTGGTATAGTGTTCCTTTTTTGTTAGATCACTACGCTTAAACAAAATAGCCATAGCCTCAGAGCCGAAAGTGTCTATATTCAGTTTCCAAGCTTTTTCAATCAATCCCAAGTCTTTAACTCCGATTCGTTCAGGTGCTGCATAGGTATAACCGTCTACTTCTATTTCGATGACCTTTTCTAAACTCACTTCCGAATCATTGAAAAGACGGATATATTCTTTTAATTCATCTAAATACACATCTTCAAAGACTTCTTCAGGCACTCCGAGATAAATAAATTTGTTTACCCATTTATCAATGTTATCTAATTGATTGTTACGGGATAGTGAATTTAAATAATCGAACTGTTCAACGGTCAGTTCACTTGCTAGGTTAGGAATTTCGTGTCCTTTAATGTTTACCATACTGATTAGATTTTCGTCAAAGATATAAAAAGTTGTTTAAAAATTAAACAAAAATATTTATTTATCCAATCTTAAGTAATGGAGGATTTACCAACCTACAAAATTACAATAGACGAGGAATACAATGACGGACAAGAGCCGTTAGGTATTGACCAAATCGCATTCACAGCTAACCCTGCTGTGTTGGTTAAAGGCGTTGCGTTTACTTCTCAAACAAAGATGCACTTTGCCGACGAAAAAAAATATCGCATTACAGCCCCCGCAATGATCCCTATGGAAATATACAGAAGGGACGATGAGATGGGCGAGTACTACGTTGAGTTCACGGAACAGGAAATAGACAATATTTTCAAAGACTTCATGTTCAAACTAAACAACCAAAACTTGTTTAACCTTGAACACGACGGTAACGTAACTGTTCCCGCTTACATTCTTGAGGCGTGGTTAGTAGACAACCCACAAGGCGACAAGGCTAAAAATACTTTCGGTATTGACGTTCCAAAAGGGACGTTAATGGTAACTGCCCAAATCACGGACACAGATTATTACAATAAGTTGGTCGAAAGCGGTCAAGTAGGGTTTAGTATCGAAGGCTTTTTAGGTCTTAAACTAAGTAATCAAATACAATCAAATATGCAACTACCAGACGGTGAACACCTGATCGAAGGTAAAATCTACGTTGTAAAAGACGGAGAAATTATCGAAGTGAAGGAGCAGGAGGTTGCGATGGAAGCGGAAACAGAAATGGCTTCCGAAGAAACAGAAGTTAAAGAGGAAGAAATGTCTACTGAAGAGGTCGTATTGGCTGAAGAAGCAGTAGAAGTTGAGGCTGCGGTTGACCCTGCTGCTGACGCTGAAGCAATTCTTGCTGTGGTTATGCCTGTTTTGGAGGAAAAGATTGCTGAAGTATTGCAAGTAATCGCAGACCTTAAAAATGAAATGACGGATTCGGAAGAGGTTGAGCCAACCGAAGAAGTCGAAATTGAATTATCGGCTCATCAAAAATTTAGTAACGTATATAATTTTCTAAAAAACAATGGCTAAAAAGTACAAATTTGACCTTACGGTAGACAGTTCTGCGCTACTTCAGGCAAACCCCGTAGAGTTCTACGCACGTCTTTACGGTATGGAAAGCGCAGCAGGGAACTTCCGTGTTCTTCCTTCAGTAAAAAACAAAACTAAAATCGCTAACGTAATCTTCGACCAACTTATTCAGGATGCTGACTGCGAATTCCTTCCAACAGATGCAAAGGTTTCTGCAATCGAAATCGATGTTTGTCCACTTTCTGTTCAGGCTTCTGTATGTCAGTACCAGTTGGAGCAGTCTTGGTTGGCTGACCAAATGTCAAGAGGGTCTAACGGTGATTTCACGGTAGCATCTTTTATGACTTATTTTTGGGAACAAATGTCTTCTAAGGCTCACGAAGAACTTGCTAAGATTATGTGGCAAGGTGACACACTTTCAGAAGACCCTATCCTTTCTAAGTGTGACGGATGGTTAAAAAGACTTTGTGGTCTTGACGGTGTTATCCGTGCTGCGGGTGGTTCTGTAACAGCATCTACTGTTGTTGGTGATCTTGGTGACGTTCTTGGACTTGCTACAGACGAAATGCTTACTAACGCTTCAGGAATGCAGTTCAAAGTATCTCCTAACGTAGCGGCTGCATATCGTATTGCTACAGCTTCAGCGAACACTATCAACTACACTACTGCTGCGCTTAACCTTACGTTCTTGGACATTCCAATCGTAGTAGAGTACGGTCTTCCGTCTAACACTATCTTGTTGTCAGACGCTAACAATTTCGTTTACGCTTTGGATGCTGAAAACGATATTGATTCACTTCAAATCGTTGACTTCTCTAAGACTACACTTGATCGTAAGATTGGTGCTAGAGCTGACTTCAAAGTTGGTTTCTACATTACCAACCCTGAGCAGATTGTATTCTGGGGGTCTTGCGTTGCATCCTAATTAATTAACTCAATGGGCAGGGTTTCGGCTCTGCCCTAATTTAAATTCTAACAGATGGCTTGTACTACATTAGCAACAATTACAAAAGGATGCGACAACAACATCGGAGGAATCACTTCTATCCTTATCAATGATATGGATAACTTGGGTACTCTGACTATTGACACAGCTAACTGGGAGGTAACTTCTTTCGGTACGCTTGTTGATGAGTTCGTAGCTTTTGAGTTCAGACGTAATACAGGAAGTTTTACAGAAGAGGCAGCAATAGACCTAGTTAACGGTTCTACTTTCTACACGCAGACTATTAACCTTATGTTCCACAGACGTGAGGCAGCGAAGTCTAAGGCTATCAAGATTCTTGGTGAAGGTCAGCGTGATTTGGCTTTGGTTGTTGGTGACGCTAACGGAAAGTATTGGTATTTTCCAAACGCTCAACTAACAGCAGTTGCTGAAGGTTCTGGACAGGCAAAGGCTGACGGTTCTAAGTACGCTATAACATTCGTAGCGGAAAACGAAAACCTTGCATACGAAGTAGATTCTTCAATCATTGCGGGTCTTACTACTCCTATCTCTTAATTTCCTTTCATAACGTTTAAGAGGGTAGCCAGATTGGTTACCCTTTTTTATTTAAACATATTATGAAAAACGTCCAATATTAGTTAGTATGATCTACATTACCAAAGGAGATTTAAACACTTTCGCTTTAACGCTTACGGAATTAACAACCATAAGCAACCCTACTTATTTATTTAAGTTCGTGTGGGAGATGAATGAAAGTCTTAATCCTGTTTATTTTATCGGTGTTGACATTTCAGCTTATCCGCAAAGGGCTAACATTTTCGAATTAAACGAAGGCGTAGATGCTACTTTTAACATCGGTCAGTACAGATACGAAGTTTACGAAAGCCCCGTGATTAATCCTGTAGACGAAACGGGATTAGATAAAATTGAAGAGGGTCGAATGGTTGTAGAAGGTACAGGAAACACAATATACGATTAATGGGTTTATTCGGTAAATTTAAGCAAGAAGAGAAACTTCAAGTCGAAGAGGTTGGTTACCAATCTTTTTCTACGCCATTCTTAAAAGTAGGTGGCGACAACCTTTCTCTTCCGTTCGTTGATTCACGTTACCAAACTAACGGTTACGTCCCGTTTGGTGGTAATAACTTGTATCCACAGACGTTGGTGCAAATGTATTATTCAAGTCCGTTACATGGCGCAATAGTTGACTTTAAAACAAACGCTACTATTGGCGGTGGATATACATTCGACGAATCTAAACTAAGTGCTAAAGACAAAGTAAACCTTTACGCCTTTGGTAAAAAGATGTCTATTAAGAAGACGTTAAAGAAGGTCACCAAGGACTTAATTATACACGGTCGGGTGTACTTTATCCTGTGTATGAAGAAAGGCGTTCTAACGTCAGTTAAATACGTTGGTGCGGAAAAGGTAAGAACGAACAAAGACAAGTCTAAATACTTTGTTAACTACGATTGGCAATATACAAACACGATCCAAGAGTTTATCCCTTACCATCCTGAGTGCAAAGACGGGTATTTCATGTATATCTACGAAGACGATTCAACGGGACAGGACATTTACCCTTTACCACAGTACACAAGTGCGTTGAATTTTGCTTTTGTTTCTGGTGAACTTTCTTACTTACAGAAATCTCACATTCTAAATAGTGTGTTTCCGTCTTTTGCTATGATGTTTCCTAAGAAGCCACAAGGTCAAGAGGAAATGGACTTAATTAGAAACACGGTAAATAAATTAAAAGGCGCTGAAAACGCAGGAAAAGCCGTAGCCTTTTTTGCTAATAACAAAGAGCAGCTTCCTGAATTAGTGAATGTCCCAAGTTCTGACAACGACACTTTATTTAAAGAGGCATCTGAACTAATCACAGAACAGATTTGTTTTGCTCACACTATTGACCCTATCCTTTTGGGTGTTAGAACAAGCGGAAGTTTGGGCAATGGCTCAGACATCAAACAGGCTTATATCATTTTTGAAAAGAATGTGGTTATTCCTATTAGGG